CTGCTATGGGTGAGCGTTGGCGAGTTCCAGCAAATATGGTCAAAGAACAAGAAACTGTAACCCTGAAAGGAATATAAGAAAATGCACGATAAATTAACAGTCGGTGTTGAAAAATTAATTGACCACGCAAAAGCAGACTATAAAAGATTTGCCGAGCGTTCTTTGAATAATAATGAATCGATGATCAAGGAATACAATGACACGATTCGGTTTAAAGAAGGTTCAAAGTATATTAAGGTAATACACGGTAGTTCTGTTCACTCGTTCATCGTGAAAAGCCCGAATGACGCAAAGTTTAAATACGGTGATATTTTAAAGGCTGCAAGCTGGCGCGTTCCTGCTCGAAACTTTGCTCGGGGTAACGTTATCGACGAAACCTTCGAAAATGTCCTTTGGACTGGTGCCGCTTGACGCGTCACATTGTCATTTGTAAATTAGAAGGCAAGACCGAGGAAGGTCGAGCCTTCCTCAATGACCGGGGTGACGTGTGGGAGATATTTTACCACACATACATGGAGGACGGATCATTTGCGATGCTCAATGAAAAGAACGCTCACCATAAAAGATGGGGCAAATTTAATGAAAAAAACTTTAAAATAATCGAAATTTATGATGTACAAACATAGCGGAAGTGTGGTAATATATATTTATGACAGTGAAGATAACAAAAAGTAAGGTGAGCCTCAAGGGGCTTACAGAGTATCAGGATATTGAGCCGATGCTCATGACTCTGACTAAAACATACGGTTCATGGACTGATCAAGATTATGCGCCTATCCAAGATGAAATTTGCGCGGATAGGACATTTTACGGAGCAATCTCGATCTTCGAAAAGTACTTTAGTCTGTATGTTGAATTTATTAACGTTAAAGAGGAAGATGGCTCACCATGAATTGGGACGAAATAAACATGCTGTGGGATGCGTTGTATTATGCACTTATTGCACTAGTTATATGGTTTATGTTGGGGATGTTTTGGAATGATTAGTGTTGAAGTTACAGGTGGTAAAAAACAAGAACGCGAATTGATCGATTCGCTTGCCAACTTCTGTGTTAAAAAACTTATGCCGCGTAAGAAGAATCTCGATATTGAGATTTTTATCCGGCGAAACTTTGAAACAAAGACCGGTCTGCTCGGTGGCGTGGTAGATACCCAAGATACGAATACATTCGAAATGGAAATATGCCATACCATGAGTCTCCGAAAAAAGCTTCTAACGATTGCCCACGAAATGGTTCATGTAAAACAGTTTACCCGCGGTGAGCTTAAACATACCGAGTGTATGGCAACTAAGAGCTGGAAGGGTAAGAACTACCACGAGTCAAACTACTGGAATTGCCCATGGGAGATCGAGGCATACGGCCGTGAACTCGGCTTGTTCGTGATGTGGGTAGACGAATGTGGAATCGAAGGAGATTTTACTATTGATCCAACATAGATTTCTTATAAATAGATATAACAATTTACTAACTTTATGGGAACTCTGGGATGGAATCGATTAGCGAGGCTAAGGTCTCTACACTACATTTTTTCGATATCGACGAGACTGTATTCAATACATTCGCGAAAATCATTGTGCGCGATAAGGATACAGGCGATGAGATCACTCAGCTCACCAACCAGCAGTTCAATTCCTACAAACTCAAAGACAATGAAGAGTTTGACTTTAGCCAGTTCGGCGATGCAGCTTTATTTACTGGTACTTCAAAAGTAATCAAACCTACACTCAACATGGTAAAGCGGGCTTATGCTGACCAAAACAGTATTGTATTTTTCCTAACAGCCCGAGCAGATTTTGACTCTAACTCAACATTCAAATCAGCATTCCGAGCGGTTGGTCTAAGGGTAAATGATAAGCGGATTCGATTTGAGCTAGCAGGCAACCTGCAAAAAGGCACTATCCCGCAGAAAAAAGAATATATTATTCGCAGGCAGCTCAATAGATTTAACCCGTCTGAAGTAATTATCTATGATGATCATCTTGAAAATGTAAAGATAGCTGACAGTATTGCTAAGGACTTCCCGAGAACCCGGTTTAGAAAGATATTAATAACAAATGGCAGAGCCAAAAACATAGGAACTGTTAACGAAATGTGTGATTTTAGGAGGTTTGTCCATGGCTAGTTTTAAAGATCTAGATCAAAATTTTATCGCAAATGCTACAAAAATCACGTCCTTTAATTTAAGAGCCGCGGATCTTGAGAGACTCACGCATAAAAAAGAAATACAATTTCTTTACTCGACATATTTGTTTAAAGGTTTTGACTTGAATCTATTAGCTACAGGACTAAATGTAAATAAGGCAAACGCAGCAATTGCTAAGTTAAAGTCGATCAATAAACCTGGCTTTGACGCGTTATACGATTTTCAACCAAAGGGCGTAGGACCGGGAGAATCATTACTTTACTTTTTGATTGATGATGCTCGGCTTGGTGGCGGAGGTTCTGCCGGTGTCGATGTCATTATCGGCAGTAGAAAATACGAAGTTAAAGCAGCAAATCTTTCCGGTGATAAAAAGTCAGTTACTGGTTTCAGACTTGGCGGAACGGTTGATGTAAGTACTGAAGTTACTGCCGCCGTTAATCTAAAAGAAAACCTCGGGTTTAGTACTCAAGGAAAAGGTAAAGCTGAAGTTAATAGAACACAGATTAGAGCTATTCAAAAAGAGTATCCAAAAGAATGGAAATCTATTAGCGACTCGTATTGTGATAAGGCATACAAATACTTATCTGCTAATCCAGTAATCTTTTTTAACAACAATAAATCTGCTGCCCGCGGCGAAATTATTGCAGAAAAGAATGTAAGAAAACAGGACGTGCAAATTTCTGAGATAACTCAAGGCGGAATTAAACCGAGAGTGACGATATGATTAAGTTTAAAGACTATCTTGCAGAACAAAAGAATACGCACATGACTCATATCGAGGACCGCGTATTGTATGGTGGTGTAAAGGGAACCCGCGAAGCCATTTTTGCACTACGTTCTATGAGAGATATGCTAGCCGGTAATACAAACAAACGATCTAACGTAACCGTTAAATGGGATGGTGCACCCGCTGTATTTGCCGGTACTGACCCGAGCGACGGTAAGTTCTTTGTTGCCAAGAAAGGCATCTTTAATAAGAACCCGAAAGTATACAAGTCTCACGAAGATATTGATGCGGATACGTCTGGTGATCTAAGCTCAAAGCTCAAGGTTGCTTTCGACGAGCTAAAAGATATTGGTATCAAAGGTGTAATTCAAGGTGACATTATGTACACCAAAAAAGATTTGAAAAAGGCGAATATCGACGGAACTAAATATATTACGTTCCATCCTAATACAATTGTCTATGCTGTTCCCGAAGCATCTGCTCTTGGCAAGCAAATTGCAAAAAGCAAGCTAGGTGTTATATTTCATACATCATATACCGGCAAAGACTTCTTATCAATGAAAGCATCTTTCAATGTTGATGTTAGCCGGCTGAAAAAGAAACCAAGTGTATGGTTTGACGATGCCCGTGTGAAAGATATGACTGGTACGGCAAACATGACCGCAGTACAAACCGATGAAGTAAACGCTGCCCTTTCAAAAGCTGGTAAAATCTTTTCTCAAATATCTGGAACAACACTAAGAGCAATAGAAAATAATCCTGCCTTTGCCCAAGAGATCGAAACATTTAACAATACACTTGTCAGAAAGAGCGAGAAGATTACAAATCCTAAAAGCCACGTGCAAAAACTAATCACCTGGTTTACTGATAAATATGATAAAGAAATTGAGAAACGCAAATCACCAGCGGGTAAAGAGAAACAACAATTAAAGAAAGACGAAAGACTGTCATTCTTTTCTGTAGAAAATAGTAAAAGTCTGGAGCTGATGTTTGAACTTCAGATGGCTATTATTGATGCAAAAGAATTAATTATTTCGAAGCTAGATGAACTAAAACAACTAGATACATTTATCTTAACTAAAAACGGATTTAGAGTAACAGGACAGGAAGGGTTTGTAGCAATCACAGACGAAGGTGGAGCTGTTAAGCTCGTGGATCGGTTAGAGTTTTCATACAATAACTTTTCTGCTGATACAATCAAGGGATGGCAACGATGATTAAAGGATTTAAACAATATACAGAACAAGCCGTAAAGCCAGTTGTATTCACATTCGGCCGATTCAATCCTCCGACTACAGGTCATTTAAAACTGCTTGATAAAGTTGCAGCTGTAGCAAAAGGTAATGACTATCGTATCTATGCATCACAATCTACAGATAAGAAAAAGAACCCTTTACAGTACAAAGAAAAAGTACAGTTTATGCGCAAGATGTTCCCGAAACACGGCCGCAACATTGTAATCAACACAAAAGTAAAGACGGCACTTGATATTGCTTCTGAGCTATATGACGAAGGTTACAATAAACTGATTATGGTTGTAGGCGGTGATCGGGTAGCTAGTTTCCAAAAGCTACTAGACCAATATAACGATGTCAAATCCCGCCATGGTTATTATAACTTTATCGAAGGTATTCAAGTTGTATCTGCGGGTGAACGCGATCCAGATGCTGAAGGTGTGACAGGAATGTCAGCTTCGAAGATGAGAGCTGCAGCAATGGCCGGTGACTTTAAGTCGTTCCAGCTTGGGTTACCCAAAGGATATTCGGATGGTGTAACGCTGTTCAATACACTACGCAAACGAATGGGTCTGAGAGAAATTAGTGATTTCAGAGAGCACGTGCAATTAGATAAAATATCTGATCTTCGCGAAGCTTATGCCCGCGGCGAAGTTTTCAATGAAGGCGATATTGTTTTTGGTAAGCTTAATGAAGAAATCCGGATTAAAGAACGTAAGCCAAACTTTATAATAGATAGCAAGAGTAATAAGCACTGGATTACAGATCTAAGTGAGAAAAAGAAACCGATCAAACGAGCATACAAAGCTGGCCTATCTAAATCTACTGCTGCAAAACGACAAGCCCAATTCCGCAAACAAGCTAAAATGTCAGATGATGACCCCCGCGCTTACAAGCCTGCGCCTGGCGATGCAAGAGCAAAAACAAAACTTTCAAAGCATACTAAGAAATACCGTGATATGTTCGGCGAAGATGAAAAGAGAACACCTCGCAAAAAAGGTCAACACACCGGATCATCTTCGCATTCTGATCTTTATACAGATGAAGATCCAAAAGGAACAATTAAAGGCTTAGGATTTAAAGATGCTGCAACAGCTAAAAAGGGTATCGCAATAATTAATAAGTCGGATAGAACCCACGCGCATAAAGTACAAGCAACTTTAGTAATGCAGCAAAGAGCAAAAGTTGCAATTGGCAGAACTAAAGACCCAGAGAAAAAAGCTGATATAAAAGCAGCATACAAAATATGGACCGCGCATTTAGAAAAACTTAAAAAGATTACTAAGCAGAAAAACGAAGCCACTGATTTAGATCCTGTAACAGAAGCATTGATTACATTTGCTGGTAAGACATATCCACGTTCCGGACATATAGTTATATTGGCTGGCGGTGCTGGTTCTGGTAAAGGATTTGTACTAGACAACTT